GCATTGCTCTTGTTTGGTCATAAAACAAAAGTTGGGAAAGTATATATTGCTCAGAGTTCATAGTCTTTCAAATTAAACTTACTTCGGTGGATTATTTGTTGATTACTCGTATTATTTTCTTTCGGTTCGTATAGACCAGAATAGTTTTGACTGATTGAGAATTCAACAACTTTGGTAAATTCACTTGGCGTGTATTTGTCTTTAATTGTTTTAACCAGTTGTTCAATACCTGTCTTGGTATATTTTTGTTTCTTCTCTTGTTTATATTTCAACCATAAATCAAAGGATTCTATGTACTCATCAGAAATTTTAACAGTTGTTTCTTTTGTATTATTATTCTTTTGTGGAATGTCTTCTTTATATATAGTATGGTTTTCGGACAGTCCGAGATTCGGTAAGTCCGACGGTTGGTCAATCCGACATTCGGTCAGTACTGGTTCTTCATAGACAATATGATTCCATCCACGCACGAGATTTGTTTCAGCATCAATCACACGAACTGAAACGATATACCCTTTGTCGACCAATCCTTTCCAGTGAGCATTGAATCGGTTTCTACCTATGTTCATTTTCTGCCAAATGACGGTCTTATAAACCACCCAATCTTCAGGCAATGATAATAGATAGATCAAGATTGTTTTTTCCTCACAAGTCAACTGTGAGCTTTGCAAGATATCATTGTTGATGGGAGTGTATCTGCTCTTCCCCGTTTTTTTGCTTCTAACTATTTGTCCTATATTTTCCATAAATCAAAAAACCCCCGAACAAATACCCAAGTGCGAGTTGAGTATTTGCCGAGGGCAAAATGTCTTTGTCAGTTGTCTCGCACACAACTATTAACACAACAAATTTAATCAATCATTGCGGATATCCCAAATCTTTCTTTACTTTGACTTGGTATCTTTGGCGTGACTGGTAGTTCTGCCCACGAAGATGTTCGTGATGCTCTTGGAGTTGAGCTCGTGTTCTCCTGATGGTTTCGGGTGATGGTAGTTGCTTGGCTTCAAACATCGTGAAGAAGTCATTGCCGTTGCACATACCTTTGTAGATCACCGTCATAAGTTTGAAATCACAATCCCTTGTTTCCGGTTGGTTAATCATTACTGCCGTTACCGTTGCTTTGATATATTTGTTCATAGTTGTAGTGTGGTTTTATTTTGTCGTATAAATACGCTGCTCTTTTTGGGTTAATGTTTAGACGCTTACCGATGTAGTCCCAAGTGTGTCGCATATCTTCTCTAAGAACTGCGATTGCCCAAATGAGAGCATACTCATCCATAGATTTCCTTCGCTTTGCTGAATCCGTCATTGTAGTGTTCCTGGCTTATGAATGGTTCGTACTGGATGGCTTGTCGTTCTATGTCCATCAGGACTGATGTTGTGTAGATGTCAGACCTCAGCTCACCGCTTTGGACTTTTTCCCATAGCAACTCAAAGATAAATTCCGTTGTTGTCTTCATTGTCTATCTATAAAGTTTGCGTAATCAATTGCATCTTGCTCATTCTCAAATGTCGCGAGTAGCTCTCCTGCGAAATACACTCGCCACTTTATGATGAAATTAATTGATGCCTTTACGACCAGAGCTTTGAGCATTTTTTCTACTTTGAATTAAATCGTTGGCGTGAAGTTCCCAAGTTTTAGCACGGTCGTTTGCTTCGGCAATCTTTGACCTGATGGTCAGATTCTCCGTTTGCAAATCCCACAACTCACGATTCAACTTGTTCACTTGATCTTGTAGTTCTTCTTCCCTTGTTGAAAGTGCGTTGACTTTGAACAAGGCAATGGCGAGAAACAAAGCCAGTCCGAGAATGATGATTGTTGTCATAAGAATCTGAATTTAATGATGTTATTGTTTTTGTTTTTGGTGTCCCTTACTTCTTCAATAAGATTAAGTTGAACATATTTTTTAATCAAATTTGAAACATCCCATTTCTTGTGCTTGATATAAATCTCCTTAAAAAGAACATCGTGTCTGAGAATCCATTCTTTTCCGTAAGCGGACTTGATTTCGTCTAAACACAATTGAGTCGTTCGGTGAATCCCTCGGTTGCGTGTTTTCTTAACTGGTGTTGTTGTTTCCGCAAAGTACCGATTCAAGATACTCCACGCTTTCTTCAAGATTGCCAAATCACCTTCCGGCATTTGGTCAAATAATTGCATTTGATTCATAGTTTTTTTATTTGTTTTTTCCTTTGTAAAATTTGTGCTTGTAGATTGCATTCGTGTAGGTATCAAATTCGGGGATGTAGTTGTCCCTTTCAAATTCATACGGTGATGCCTCAGGCAATTTGTCAAAGTCATTGAAGTATTGTTTCAACTTCCAGTACACGAACATCACCGCAATGGTGATGGGTGTGATTACGAGTAAAAAAATTAAGTCCATAGTTATGCAATTTCTTCAATGGTGAAAGTTACTGAATCATCACTCTTACTTGCCATCTTTTCGTAAGCAAATGCGTTTGCTTGTTCAAGTGATGCAGCATAGAACTGGATGAAGTACAAATCATTGTCTTCATTGTCTTGGTAAATAACTTTATAGCGTTTCATAGTGATTCAAACTAACACAATAACTTTCACAAATGAAAATATATTTTTCTTTGACTTGGTGAATGAACGATTTATTTAGTGATTGACAAAAATAGTTCTCCAGCCGCAGACAACTTCTCGTCAATGATTTCTTGGATGTCCTCCTCCAAAGTGATTAAGGTTTGCGTGAGCTTCTTGCCGATGGGCATTCGTGGATCGTACGATAAGAACAACGCCTCAGTCATCTCCGTTGCAACCATCCCCATCTGAACTTGCCAATAGTATTCCGGGCGTTTAGATTTGAGTTGCTCGTTGTTGGTGATGAATGAGTTCTGAAGGTGGTTTCCCGAATTAAACGGGCATTTGATTTCAACCAGGTGTGTTCCAAGTGCATCAGGTGAATATCCACCCCATTCTCCATAGGTGATGAAGGTGTATGTTTCCGCACCGTAGTATGTATAAAAGTCATCGGTCTGCTGAGTGAAGTAGTGAAATGCCTCTTTCTCGTGTTCCTTGCCCCAGTCCAAAGCACGACCATACATCTCTGCTCTTTGACCGGTCAGATACTCCGCTGCCTTCTCAAAGATAAATGTCTTTGCAGTTTCCGATAGGTACTCCGATTTGTTTTTCGGAGTTCCCATCAGCTTGTGGATTTCAGATGCGGTGAAGCGAGAACGCCTTAGATCTTGCCAGTCGTCTTCGTTCAAATTAGTGTGAATTGTTGGAAGTTGAAGTTTCATTTCTCGCCTATTAAAAGTTTCTGATTTGTTTCGCTCACTTCAAACTTACTGGTGATGTCGGTCATCAGTCCACCTGTCTGCAAGTGTTCAACTGCCTTTGCCCAACTCTTGTGCTTTGGGGTGAGTTCTTCTTTCTTGGGTGCTGACTGCCTTCCCATTGCTTTCTCTCCGTCATCGTCATCGTCAATGTTCAGATTTAGGATTGAGCCGAGTGCATATCTCCGTGCGTAGGTCATTGCACTTCCCATTGCTTGTGGATCGTTTTGTTTTGCAACCGGCATCACATAGGATGATTCCATCCACTCGCCTGATTCAGCGTGAACGATTAATGTCGTGAGTGCATTCCCATCAGGGAACTGTGTAATTGCCAAACCGCATTCGCTCAATGGCTTTTGGATGGTGTCCAGTATGTTCGCTAAACTTGCATACTTGGATTTGAAGAAAGGATTGTTTGCTTCCTTTGATACCTTGCTCACCGATGCTTGGAATTTTACCAATGCACCGGCAATGTTCTTGATTGATTCGCTTTTATTCATAGAGTTTTGTTTTTAGAAAAAGTTAGTTTTTTGCCCGATCATAAATAACAAAGTAAATTTGTCGGGTTCGTTGTTGAAAAATGCTTCAGAGTTTATGCCATCAAATTCAGTTGCAACGCAGTCACCAAATCCAACTTGGCTTGAGTTCACATAATTCGTCAGCTCATTAAAGTGATTTGCGATAAGCCAATTGTCAACCGATTCAATCGTGTAAACAAACTTGTGCATTTTGATAATACCGGGAACCGATAGAATCCATCCGTTAATTGCCAACTCAATCATTGTTGACCTCCCTCAATGCAATCTCAATGACGGCTTTTGCTTTTGGAGAAACGATGTTCCCATCGACTAAATACTTTCTGACAGTCGGAAGTGACACTCCGGTCTTCCGTGCGACAATCTGAAAAAGACCTTGTCTTCGTTTCAGTTTGATTGTTTCAATTGCTTTTGCGTAATCCATAACGACACAAAAGTAAAATAAACAAATCAATAATGCAAATAAA